TTCGACCTTCGGGCAATTCGAGGAACTGAAAGCCTCGTATCGCGCGGAAGCCGTCAAGAATGGCTGGAATAAAGCCTTTCTCGCAGCCTTGGCCGATCTGTTTGCCGGTTACGAGAAGGACGTGTCCGCGAAGGTGGAAGCCGACAATGACACGGTTTCCGAAATCCAGAACCAGTTCGCGGGCGCTCGCGTCGTGGACGAGAGATACCAGAACCCCGTGATGGCAGGAGAATGACATGAAAAACATCGTCATAGCAGGACGCCTTACCCGCGACGCCGAGCTTCGCAGGACGCAGAACGGGGAGCCGGTTCTAGGCTTCTCGGTCGCCGTAGATGATGGCTACGGTCAAAATAAGCGCGCCCTCTTTTTCGATTGCAGCTTGTTTGGCAAGCGAGGCGAGAGCCTTGGCAACCATCTCGGCAAGGGAACGTCCGTCACGGTTTCCGGCGACTTCTCCACTCGTGAGCATAACGGCAAGACGTATCTCACCGTCCGCGTCAATGAACTGACGTTGCAAGGCGGTGGCGCTCGCGGCTCCAATGACGACGCCGAGCGCGAACGGGCCGAAGCGCGTAGCCAGCAGCAGGCGCAGCAGTCGGGCTACGGAACCGATCTGGATGACGATCCAGACAGCATACCTTTTTGATAGGTGACAGATGACGGCTGCGGCAAAACGGACGTTTCTCTGTAAGGCCTGCGACTCCGTAAAGAGAGCCGAGGACTTCTATTCATCCGATCACAACCGATGCAAGGAATGCGTCAAGGCGCGGGTCCGAAAAAATCGGGAAATGAACGCGGACTATTACCGCGCGTATGACCGGAAGAGGTACCGCGAACAGGACAAGCGGAAAGAGGCAGCCAGAAAATCGGCCAACAGCCCGCGCGGCATAGAGCTTCGCAAGGCTCACATCGCGAAAACTAGAGCCGAACAACCGGAGAAGTACAGGGCCAGGAATGCGGTCTCAAACGCCCTGCGGGACGGGAAGATTACCAAGGCGAGTGAGTGCTATTTCTGCGGGTCTGGCGACAAGCTGCAAGCCCATCATCACGACTATAGCCACCCGCTTGATGTCGTGTGGCTCTGTCCTTCCTGCCACGGGAAGCTCCACGCCGTGAACGGCGATTTCAGGAGGGCGTGACCATGGCCCAAACAGTCTTACTTACCGGCAAGAGCCAGCGCCAGACGGCGAAAGACCTGATCGACCGTGCGCCACCGTTCGCGGTGGTCACGATCAGGGAGGCCAAGAGGACGACCGATCAGAATGCACTCATGTGGTCGCTTCTGTCGGAAGTCTCTCGCGCCAAGCCGGAAGGAAGGATGCACACGCCGGAAGTCTGGAAGGCGCTCTTTATGAACGCCTGCGGCCATGCCGTGCAATTCGAGGTCGGGTTGAACGGTCAACCATTCCCTGTCGGTTTCCGTTCCTCGCGTCTCACCAAGGCGCAGATGAGCGATCTAATCGACTTCATCCATAGCTGGTGCGCCGAAAAGGGCATCCAACTCAGCGAAGCATACGAGGACGCCGCATGAGCAACGTCGTTACCATAAACGCCGACTACATCATGTCGCGATTGAACACCCTGCCTCCGTCATCCAGACGCAGGGCAGGATATGTCGATCTGCTTCGCCACATCAAGCGCGCACAGATAGAGGCAGACGTTGCCCGCATGCGCGAGGCAGACGGCTTCACGGCCATGCTGGCGGACGCGCTGGAAATGGAACTGGCGGAGGCGTTTTGATGGGACGTCTCCTAACCATAGCTATCGCCGCTGCGCCAATGTCTATCGGCATGGGATTCGTGATGCAGGAGATGTTCCCTTTCATGAGCGGGAATGTCGCAGGCCTTGTAGGTGGCGCAATCACAATCCCCTCCCTCTTGCTCGTTGCAGCCATAGCAGGGGATTGAAGATGGCCCGCCAGAACTTTTCCCGCAAGGTCAAGCGCGCCGCCATCGAACGTGCCAACGGCCATTGTGAGCGGTGCAAGGCAGCCCTGAAACCTGGGGAGGCCGAGGTGGATCACATTCTGCCCGATGCCCTTGGCGGGGAGCCTACGCTAGCGAACGCAATGGTTCTGTGCCGTGTCTGCCATCGCGGGCCGGAAGGCAAGACCACGCAGGACGTGCGCCGCATTCGTAAAGCAGACCGCCAGCGCGACAAGGCAACAGGAGCCATGCGAGCAAAGAGCAAAATCCGCTCCGCAGGCTTCCCGTCCACTGACAAGGCCCCACGCATTCAGAAAACCCCACTTCCTCCGAGGAAGCTGTTTGAAAAGGTAGCCGAGCAATGACCACCATCACCCGATTTAACCTAACCACGGGCGAAGTGTCAGAGGTTGATACGGAAAACGATCCATTGAACCCGAAGCCTGCACCATCCACAAACACCGATTATGACGGTCTGGTGGAGCGGTTGCGGGCAACTGCTCTCCACCCAATCGAGAACAACATAGCCTATATCCAAACCGCTGTCGCTCTCATGCGCGAAGCCGCCGCAGCAATCAGCGCGTTGCAGGGTGAGCGGGACAGACTTCGCGCCGAATATGAACGCGCAATACTTCAACAGTTAGAGCTACGCAAAGCCGCCGAGGCCGAAGTAGTGCGCCTCAAAGCGGAACTGGCCGAAGCTCATCGGGTGATCGAGCCTTTTGCGGAAGCGGCAGACAATTTCGACAACTTCAAGATAACTGATCCAAACGAATGGTTCGCGTATGGCGGGATCAGTAGCGCCGACAGTGATCGTGAGGGTGCCATAACCGTTGGCGATCTCCGCCGCGCCCGCTCTTTCCGCGACGGGCAAAAGACAGGGGAGAAGGGGTGATGCGTACATTACTCTTGTTCATAATTATGATTACCAACGTTGCGATATGGGAAGATGTTCACCGACTGGTGGACGCGTTGGTCCCTGCCGCTTCACAAGAGACAGCGGAGGATCGCTGACATGACACTCTCGCACTGCCTGCGGGGCTTGCTGCAATGGCTACTAGGCGGACGCCCCATGACACCGCTTGGCTTCGCGTTCATCGATCTGGTCAGCGGCAAGCCGGTTTTCTATTTCGCTGACAAGTTTGGGCGCTGCTGGCTGGCAGAACACCCGTGGAGTTTGTTTCGCGTTCCCGCCGCCTCACAGAAAGGAGCTTCCGATGAGTGAGATCAGCGAGAAGGAAATCGCGGCGGCTCGCAAAGCTGCGGGTCTGACATTCACGGGCACTTGGCTCGATAACATGGTGATTGCCGCCCTCGAAGCTGCTGCCAATGCCAGGGCGGAGGTAGCTGACCCGCTTCTCGCCAATCCCGCAGTACCGGAGGGGTGGCAGCCGATCGAGACGGCTCCCGAGAACGATCACGCACTTTTCTATGTGGAAGATGATGGCGTCTATCTGGATTGCCTCGATCGAGACGGTGCGTTGTTAGCCGCAAGTGGTGATGAGAGGATTTTCGCAACCCACTGGATGCCGCTTCCCAAGCCGCCAGTCGCCGCAGCCGAGAAGGAGGCGGTGGGGGTGGGGGTGAAGCCGCTGAAAGGAACGAGTGATGGGTGAAGCTCTAAAGAGATTGGAACGCTTGCTGACGCGGTGGGAGAGCGCCGAGTACGAGCATGTCACGATCCCCGGCGAAACACTGATGACATGCGGAGATGCCGCGTCCGCGATCCGCGAGGCCGTGTCCGTCGCCGCAAGCCGGGCATACGCTATGTCACACGTAATAGCGGTATCGTCGGGCGGAGCGCCATCAATTGTACTCCCCGTCACAAAGACATGGCAGGAGCGCATCGCCCGTGCTTGGGCTTCTATCGACGGGAAGGCGGATGTTTTTGACAGGGAGCGTCGCGTCAAGGGCCTAAGCGTTCACCCTGACACGGGCACTTACGAGGGATATATGGCCGAAGCGCGCGAACTGATGAAACGCTCCGGTATTATGTCCGCCCTCGAAGCTGTCGCCGCCTCACAGGAAGGAACAAGTGATGATCGGTAATCGTGTTAGACTAGCAGCACCAGACAACGCACCCGTCTCCGAGGTGCTGAACTACATCCTTATGTGCGCTCGTCTATGGTCCCCGGAGGCCCGCATTATTGGTAATGCACGAGCCGGAGATATTGTCCGCGCCCTCGAAGCTGCCGCCGCAGCCGAGAAGGAGGGCGAGTGATGGCTGACACAGTATCGCTCATACTCGCCAATGACGCACAGATCGCCACCCTCTCCGCCAGAGTGGCGCGACTGGAAGAAGCGTTGCGAGAGACGCTGGAAATCGCCCGACGCAATGAAGATGGTGCGTATGTAGAGCGGGCGCTTGCCGCCCTCTCCGAGAAGGGGGCGCGGGGATGAGGCTGACACCACAGGAAATCGACTTCCTCACTCGCGTCCGTGACGGCCTGCGCCTTGGATTGGCAGACCGCAAGGAAGATCGTGTTCGCCAGAAAATGCGAAAGGCTGGCCTCACCGTAGTCGCGATGAACCCACGACGTTGGGTAATCACCGATGCAGGCAGATCAGCCCTACAGGAGCAAGGAGAGCGGGCGATGAGCGACCTAATCAAGCGAGCAAAGATCAAAGCCGGGATGCTGCGCATGGGCGAACCCATTGCATTCGGGTCCGACGCCGACATCATTGAAGAATTGATTGACGAAATTCGCGCACTGCAAGGCGCTCTGAGTGCCATGGTAGATGTTGGCGAAGCCTACTTGCCTTTTGATGCGCCTAATGGCCCTTGCTGCAAGGCGCTGGCGAGGGCCAAGGAGTTCCATAAATGAATGGTCTGGCGATCTTCCTCATTTTCATTCTTGTCGGCATCATCACATCACCGGGCAGCGTCGGCAGGTGGGCCGCTGATGTCCGCAGATCATATGATGAGCGTATCGCCGCCCTACAGGAGCAAGGAGGCGGGGAGCGGTGACGAAGGCGCTTGCTCTCCGCGAAAACCAGGTGCGCGCCATCATACGCGCCGCAAAGAAGGAATCCGCCCGCATCGAGATGAAGGTGGGCGATGCCGTAATCGTTGTCTTTCCAGAAGACGGTGCACAACGAGACCAAGGAATTGACAAGGACGGGGATTTCAGGCTGTGACGCTTGACATGCCTCGGAAGCAACTGCCCTTCGTACACCGGGAACTGACCCGCCATAAGAAGTGGGTGTACTACTTTCGGCGCGATAAAGGACCGCGTATCCGCCTCCCCGACCCAAGCGATCCGGAGTTCCGCGACGCCTACGAGGCAGCCCTTGCAGGGTCTCCGAGGCCCAAGAAGCGGATTACTAACACGCAGAGCCTGGAATGGCTTGTTACCCGCTACAAGGAAACGTCGGCTTATATGGGCCTGTCCCCTGCCACGCGGAAACAGCGCGACAACATATTCAAGGGCGTTCTCGATAAGGCGGGAAGCGTCGATTACCGGAGGGTAACGCGCCAGAAGATCGTGCAGGGACGGGAAGACCGCGCCAAGACTCCTGCACAAGCCAGGAATTTCCTCGACGCCATGCGCGGCCTGTTTAGATGGGCGCTAGAGGCTGGATACGTGCCAGCAGACCCCACGGCGGGCGTCAAGAACCCTCCCCGCCCGAAGACTGGCGGCTTCGAGGCGTGGACCGAGGATGACGTGATTGCCTACGAGAAGAAGTGGCCTGCCGGGACGAAAGAGCGTGTATGGCTACACGTCCTGCTATACACCGGCCTGCGTCGCGGTGACGCAGTGAGGCTAGGTCGTCAGCACGTCAAAGAGGGCGTGGCGACAATCCGCACCGAAAAGACCGGCATGGAAGTGAGCATCCCCATGTTGCCCGCGCTGGAGGAAACCTTGGCGCAAGGCCCGACTGGGGATCTGGCATTTATCGTGGGAGATAGAGGTCAGCCGCTTACGAAAGAATCGTTTGGGAACGTCTTCCGCGTCGCCTGCAATGAGGCAGGACTTAAGGGCAAATCAGCGCATGGTGTTCGCAAGATCGGGGCGACGAGAGCCGCCGAGGCAGGCGCGACGGTTGCCGAGCTTGAGGCGCTGTTCGGATGGACGGGCGGCACTATGGCGATGCACTACACAAGGACAGCCGACCGCAAGCGCCTTGCCAAGATGGCAGCCGAAAAGGTGCGGGCGCACCAAGAAAAGTCTTCAATAAAATCAATGGGCCAGTTAGGCTAGGTGCGGGCGTCTAAGATACTGGAATCATTGATCTATGGCACAATTCTCGACCGCACCATCCGATTTCCATCAGATTGAAATCATTGGGGAATCTGGCATTTCCCCCGCACCGGATAAAGAAGGTGCGGGCGTTGGGTGTTCCACTTTCCTTCCCGTCGAATGCGGCGCTTGTGGCTGGACGGGTAAAAGAAAACCGGGGAAACTGGTCCAGTGCCCTCAATGCAATTCGTTCGCGGCGTTCCAGCCATGAGACCCGGAGGCCTCCCTGAACCCACCTTTCTCACCATCCTTGCTCTAGGGCTTATAGGGACGGTTGTTTACGAGGCGGTGACGTGGCTGGTTTATTAAAGTCTGCTTTAGCAAAGGATGGCTTAGCTAAAGGGAACGGCGATAAACTTTAATAGCCGTTGGATTCGTAGGATCGCGACGTTCCTCAATAGCCTTTAAGCGGTTCGCAAAATAGATGATTTTGTTGATGTCGTACATGCGCGATGCCGCGTCTTTCTCACCGAAGCGATAGCAAGCCTTGAATATATTACCCAAGGCAAAGCTCATATTCTTGTGTTCGATGAGATCGTTAAGCTCCCTCGCGCCTTCGGGTATCTCGTAGTATGAAGTCGGCCCGCCATCTGATGATTTAGACATCCAGCACTTCTCCACGATCTTTCGCAGGTGACACCTCGCCATATGGCGAACACCTTACAAATCCTGCACTGACGTTGTATCCGGTCGCCGCTAGGCACTTGACAGCAAGCACAAGTGCGCGGTGCGGGTCGCCATCAGTGAGGGATAGGAACTCCTGAACCTTGCTTTGGATTGTCATGCATTCACCGAAACCATTTTGGACCTGGCACCATTTTTGATGCGACTGACGTGGGTTTGTGAAATGTCGTATTTAGCGGCTATTGCCATTTGCTTCTCACCACGTTCTAGAGCCCGCCGTATCTCATCAATGAAGGCATCCGAGTATTTGGCGGAAGCCGATTTCTCACCATAACGACCTCGGTTACCCTTCATGGTCCCGTGCCCGTATGCGTCCTTCACATTGTCGGAACGAGTGCCCCAATAGATGTGTCTCGGATTGACGCATCCAAGGCGGCCGTTCCCGCATTGGTGGCAGGCTTCATGTTTCGGAGTGGGCTTCTCGCCATGCGCCAAGATCGCTGCGTAGACATGCGCGCCCATTGTGCCTGATGGCGTATTCATCCATCCGTATCCGTTCGAATTGCGGTAAAACGGGTAGATGATGCAGTCATCCGTATCAGAGCTTATAGCTTCGGCAATGAACCTCTGCGCTGCGCCCCAATCGGTGCCCCCGCCAAGTGGGTCGCCATGCTTACGCCACCGCTTGTAGTGCTTAACACAATATCCCTTCCCGTAGTGCTGCCTGCCACAGTCAGGAATTGAGCATTTCCCCTTCGGCTTGAATGCGCCCTTGTCCGGGGAGCCGTGCTTCCGGATGCGCTCAGCATGCATCGAGCACACGCCGCTATGATGCACACGCTTGCCGCAGCCTTCGATTTTGCATAGAGATTGGTCAGCCATATCGGGCGCTCCTATCGCTCGTTTGGTCAGGGCTGGTTTTGGTGCTTCCAACACCAAATCAGCCCGCCCAATATAGCCGTAATCCCATGATTTTCCTAGAGTTATAGACCCACGTAGGAGCGTTGCATTTCTCCAGATTTTGAGTGGAAAGTTATGGCCTGTAACTGAGACCTGGCAACGTAGGCGCTCGAATATGCGTAGGCATCCCGCGATGTCATAGCGCGAAGCTGCTCATGTTTGACGCCTCCGATGTCCTGCATCTTGGCGCTGTGCAAGTGTCCGGTCCACAAGAACCTGTGGCGCGTCTGCCCCCACATCTCTGCATATTCATCCGCCATGAACATGACGGCTCGTTGCGGTGTCGCCTTGTCACCGTGTGTCGCGGCGAACATGTTCTTTCCAAACTGATAAGCCCAAAACCCTCCGGGCTCCTTCCTGACCGTCACGCGAGGCTCATTGCGGTAGCGTTCCGCCAGCGCGAATATGAGCGCGACACATGAATGCGGGGAGTGATTGCCTTCCAGAATGACCACTGTAACGTGCTCATGCTTGGCGAGCGTTAATTCCACCGCGTCTGATAGGGCGGCAACCGTTTCCTCAATCGTTCGGAAGTATCGGCTATCAACGTCCAGAACATGCTTGGAACGCGGGGTTTGGTTGGTGCTATCGTCCATGTGCGTCGTGTCGCCAACGTCAAGGATGATGGCTTCCTTGGAAGCGGGAGAGGACGCCACCAATCGCCCTATCCAGTCGCGAAGACGGGCAACAGCAATATCCGTATTGTACGGCTCGCCAACTTCCCTGCCCCATGACATCTGGCCTATGTGCATGTCAGCGATGGCGTAAACCGTGCACAATTCATCATGCACGGCATCAGGTGCAGTGACAGGCTTCGCAGGCTCCATACCCTCGAACGCACCACGGATGCGCTCTAGAACGTCCTCTGCGGCTTCCTGTTGCGGTCGCAGATATATCGACCGGGAAACCCCGTCCGCGTCCCGTCCGGTTTTAATCCACATCCCGGCTGGTGTTAATCCGGTCCCGATAGCGTCCATGCCTTCCTGAATGGCAGGATCACGATTTCTTGCCGCTAGCGCCAGATCAACGCGGCGCTTGATGTATTTCCATTCCTTGCCGAGGGCTTCCGCGACATCGGAAACACGTGGCTTGTCCATGCTATCCCACAGGGCCATGACTTCGGCCACGGAGGGGTCATTCACCGTCAATCTCGGTGTGGGCATATTATATCACAGTCCCTGATAACAACTGGACATGAGGCCGAGGATCACAGCCCAAACCGCGATCCCCAGAATGCGATGTTCAAGTGGCGTCATGCGCGGGCAAGAAGGCCGCAAATGACATCGCCGGGGACGAAATAGCCGACGCCTACCAGAGAGACGCCGAAGCCAACTTGCGATCCCATGACACCTACGACGATCCCGACAACGTTCCCGTCATCATCCATCACTGGACCGCCACTCTGGCCGGGGATGATCGCCATGTTGGCAACCGTCACGGAAGCCCATCGATAGACCTCGCGCGCAGGACCGGCCACGCGGCCCCATACAGTTATGAATTCCTGGTTGGACGGATTACCGCGAATGGTGATTTCCTCGCCAAGACGAGGTTCACGGCAGGAGAGCCTTGCCGATCCGATGCCTTCCGTGCCTTTGGCGCGGACATAGGCAATGTCGTATTTCTCGCTGGTCCAGAGAACTTCACCTTCAATGATGTTCCCGGCCTCCGTCTTGAGCTTGACGGTCTTTTCATCGCCTACGACATGATCGGCAGTGAGGATGATGCTGTTGCCGATAGATACGCCCGTTCCATGACCATTTTCGGTCATCACCTTGACGACAGGAGAGGTGGGAGAAGCAGACGGCTTTGCCGCCACAAGCGAAATAAACGCAACGCAAAGCAACGCAACGAGGCCAAGACGGCCCCACAGAGGGATAGCGCCCATATCAGCGCCTTTCGTGCTAGGGAGGAATGAGCGCTTGGTGTAAGGCGGCTCTATTGCCTTGATGGCTGAATTCTAGCCGTTGCCTGACCGGGGGCGGGATTGCCGCACAGCGCCAGATTCGAATATCCGGTCAATCCGGTCATTCAGACCCTTGATGTCCGTCCGAATGCCGTTGATCGCAATGAGCATTGTTTCGGTCTGTTCCTTCTGCCCCTGTTTGGTGACGAAGGTCTCCGCAACGTGGGTGCGATATTCCGCCAACTCTTGGCGAGCCGTTCCGGCAAGCGCGGCTGCTGCCTCGGCTTTCATGCTGGCCTCGTTCTTGGCTTCCTTAACCTTGCCTTCGATACGCCACCAGACGCCCCAAAGAACGCCGGATACGGTGATGAAGAAGATGATTGCGCCCGCTATCTGTTCGGCTGTCATTTGCGCCCCCTGACCACACGCTCGAAGGTGGCGAGGCCAAAGACGCTTGCAAGGATCATGTCAAAGCGGGAAAGGAACCAGCCGGGAAGTTGCAGGGGGGTAAGCCATGCCATCGGGAATGTGCTATCGATGAGAATGGCCGCGACATAGATTGCGCAGGCAGTCTCAGCGATGAACAGCGGCAGGCGTCCGAAGATTGACGCAAGTTTCGCCGGTCGAACGGCTGCGTCAGCCTTGTAGGCCGCCTCTGCCAATCCTGCCTCAAGGCGCGCCTTGTCGTTCTGGTTCTGTAGGTACTTCTCGCCAAGGGATGTGAGAGGCTTTAGCAGAAGCGAAACAAGCCAGCCAATCATGCTACTGCTCGTTTGGCACTTGATAGACGCCCCACGCCGTCAGCGCGCCGGTAATCAGGTCAAGCACGATAGCGTCCATGCCAAGAAGCTTTATGTCGAAATAACGCATGGCTATGAGCGCGGACACGCCGATGATGGCCGCAAGGGCTTTCCGATACCTTGCCATATGGCAAACTCCTATCGACGGAAGATTGAAGAAATCGCGTTGATGATGGCGGTAATCAGCTTCTGGATGGGGCTGTATTCCTGCACGTCATCCGCGGGAGATTGGGTGATGGTGGTTTCGCCATAACCCTCAGCTTTCAAAAGCTGGTCATAGGTCTTGGCGTATCCGGCTATCAGCGAAGCGCGATCCGTCCCGTTCACGATCCGGCGCGCGTTGGTGAAATCGGACTTGGAAAGCGTGATGTAATCGGAGAGTTTCTTGCCGGTGAACCAGCCTGCCGCCATGCCAAGAACCAGAATTCGGGCTGCGTAATCGGGTTTCATGACAAGGCTTGGGTTGGAAACGAAATCCACGCCGAGGCGCTTGCTGGCCTTCTCGTAGTTGGTTTTGTGCGTAAGCTGGACGTAACCGCGCCCGAAGAAACCTTCGCGCCAGTATGGGGTTTTCACCCACGATAACTGGCCTTTCTTCCATGCGTTTTCGAGACGGGAAATGGCCTGCGCGTCCGATGATGCAAGCGTCTCTCGGACAGGCTTCATGGTGTGGGCTGATTCATGATAGACTGTTGCCAGTACGTAGGCTGCCTGATTGCGCAACAAGCCATTCGCCTTGCACACGCTGAGGATCAGACGTGTGTCGCCTGTGTCGAGGTTCATGACGATTTCCCGGAGGGTTGACAAAGAAAAAGGGCGGTCAGATCGCCGCCCTGTTGTGCATCACAGGCACAATTCCAAGTGTCTATTTCTTGTACCGAAAATAGACGCTTGACGCAAGATGTCGTTACTTGCCTGCACGTTTCTTGATTGTGTGGATTCTTTCATCCCAGCAATGCCCGTCGCCAAGGATGAAATCTATGGCACGGCATATGCGTGAGTAAGGCCCACGGGTCCGCGCCCATCTTCCGCACAGGCTCTCATGTTCATATCCACCGCACAGGCGATTGATGAAGCGCGACAGGGAGCCGAGCCAAGAGAGCATGCACGTGATCCTTATGGGTAATTAAGCGGCCTCGTAGATGAAGCTGCCGATAAGCAGGCTGGTATTGGTAAAATTCGCGTCCGTCAGGTTCGACGTTGTGGTTGTGCTTAGGCTGCGCAACTGGATACTGAAACCGGACCCACCGAATCCCGTTATACCAGGATTGGGCAGGCTCATGTTGTTGTAGTAACCGGATATGACGACGCCGTTGCTGCTAACCGGAATTTCAAACGGAAGCCCGACAAGATGCGCATTGCCTGTAGACGTTCCCTTGTTGCTGAACTGAACGCGGAACCTGATGAATACCAGATCGCCTATCCTGATATAGCCGCCTGACTGACTGCTATACGCCTGCCCTACCGAACCACCCCCAAAGGCTATGGAGGGCGTCCACGATCCCTTGGAATAGCCTATATTGTTGATCCACGTGGGTTCGCCGCCGACAATGGCGAGAATCTGCCCTTCTGTCCCGCCTGAAGGCAGGACCATTTGTGCGATGCCGTCAAACGGCGCATGGGCAAGGCGACCGTGCTGATAGGTCACAATGCGGACGTCATCCCCGCTCGAAAACCCCTCAATAGCCGGAAGGTTTGTGAGGAAGTTAGCAGTCATAGCAGGCCGTCAGCCTTGCGCTGGTTGATGACCTCGCGGACGGCGGGGCCTAGCCCATATGGATCATCTGGACGGGATGCAAACAGGACATCCTCTTGCGATCCGTCCTCATATGTCAGCCGGAGCGTGACGCTATAAACGTCATCCTCGTCTGTGGGGCTGATCGTCAAGACTTCAAAGCTCTGCATTATGCTACCCTCACCATTTCCACCAGACCGGTATCTGTCGGTACTCCTGTGTCGATAGAATACGCGCCACGCGCGCGCCACGTGCCCGCAAGCTGCGCCGTGCCGGAATTTGTAACGAAACCCGGTCCAGATGGGGCAGAGTCCGTATAGGTGGCTCTTGCTTCATTCCTTGCAGGGAGCGTCGCCCCGCTAGGCACCCTTGCCAACACGCGATCCCCGACCGGGAAATTGGTATTGTTGTGGGTGCCGCCGCTATATGGCGTCGGCGTCCCGCCAAGATTGGCAAGGGCCGAGGCCGAGCTTGTCGCCCCCGTGCCGCCACGTGCAACAGACAGCGTCCCGGTCGTATCATTGACGATATTGACGCTGCTCTGTGTTGCCAGGGAGCCAAGGCCAAGATCGGAGCGCCACGCAGCGGCACTGGTGTTATCAAGAAGGCCCGATGAGAATGACGAAACGCCAAGATTGGCGAGCGCCGTGGCCGCATTCGTCGCGCCGGTCCCGCCGTTGGCGATGGAGAGCGTTCCGGTTGTGCCCGTGTTGATGTTGACGCTGTTCTGTGTCGCCAGAGAGCCGAGGCCGAGATCGGATCGCCATGCCGCCGCGCTGGAATTGTCCAGAAGGCCCGATGAGAACGACGCAACAGCCGTGCCCTTGATGGTAACAGCATCGGAGGACGATGAGCCGAGAACACCGCCAGACGACAGGTTAGCGGTGCCGGAAACGGTAAGGTTGCCGTTTACCGCGACATTGCCGCTGTTGCCAATGACGAATTGTCCAGTTCCTATTGACGGCCCCAATGGGCGGAATAAGAACTGGCCTGTTCCGTTTTCTGTGGTGAAAAGAGCACTTCCACCATTGGTCCCAATAAAGACATTGGAAGCAATATTTGGCGCAAACAATTGCCCATTAGTTTCAATCGAAACTTCACCTGTGCTGGAGCCTTTGCCGTTCGGACGAAGCCGGATCGTGCCAGCACTGGATACCGAATAGACGCCAGACCCGCCAACCTGATAGTTGGATGCGATCACATCGGCGTTCGATGCCTGAATATCTGCGGTAGAAAAGATGCCAACGGCAGACACGCGCCCGATGTCATTGACCGATGCAAGGCTGTCTTGCAATGCTCCCGAAGTCCCGTCAAACCGCACGATTGCATTATCGGTCGAAGGGGAGACAAGATTCGCAAATCCGGCAGACGGGTTGAGTAGCTGCCATCCGCCAGAGCCGCTGTTGAGGCTGGAATTATACCGGCAAACATAGATGCCATTCTGCCGGATATCGTTGGCAGAAAGAGGTACGTCGCCGGAACCGGTCAGCTTTCGTATCTGTCTTGTGCCGACCGCATTGACGTTGAGCGTGGTCGATCCCGTGTTGTTAGCAGCCGCCTTGAATGCGATTATCATCCCGTCCGCATAAGCGCCGAGATCGGCGTTCGCGGTAACGGTGATGCCGTTCGCAGTCCCGCCAGCCGCAAGAGAACCGCCGATGTCCTTCACGAACTCGGCAAGACGGCCCATCATGGCGCGGGCCGAATTATTGACCGTGCTAGGCTGCTGGCCTTCCGCCCAATTTATTCCGCTGTCCGATGACGCATTCGCGCCTGCATCGGTGCTCCAGTCATACACGCTTGACATCAGGCGATCCCTCTGCCTTTGGATTTCATGGATTGCAGGTATTTGAGAAGCGTATCGCCGCTGGCGCGCGCATCGCCCATGCCGCCGCTGATACGGGGCGGATCGGGCGTGAAGGCGTCCATTATCTTGCCTGCCCTCGCCAGCCGATTGCCGAGGCTTTGCGGTTCCTTGGCTGTGGCGAACGAAGCAACATCGGTCGGGATTGGCGAGTTGTTGCCCAATACCCTGCCAAGAATGCCGCCGAATGGCGATTGAGGCTGCGTTTCCGCCAGCAGCCCGCCGCCCTGTTGCGGTGCAAGCGATCCCATTGGCTGGATTTCGGAGGCAGCACGAGCGCCACCGGCTGGAGATGAGGGCGACGGAGGCGTAATTGACGCTTGCTGCTGTTCCGGCGCGGCCTGCGGAGCGGGCGTCCCGTAGAATGCGGAGCGCAACCAATCGGGCGCGTTGTCACTCTTGCCGCCCGCGCCCCATACGGCAGGAGAACCAAAGCCGACATGCATTGACCCGGCTTGCATGTATCCGGGGCCAGCACCGAACCCCGTTATGCCCGCAGCCTTGCCGCGCCTGACAATTTCCTCGAAAATCGGGCGATCCTGCGGATTTGCCCAATCGAGCTTGCGCCCGTCCTTGTAGAAGAATACGTCAGAGGCATTGCCGTGGTCATGGCGATGCGAACCAACGCGGTTCGGCCCCTCCGATGGCTGGCCACCTGAAAACACCTCTGCCGTAACGCCAAGATCGCCCAAATAGCCAAGGGCTGATATCAGCCTGTCACTCAGCGGAAGGCTTCGCGTAGCGCCTTGATTGGCATAGCGGATGTATGGTGTCGCCATTCAGCTTTCCTCAAAAGAAAAAGCCGCCCCATGGACGGCAGTGCGGTGAATTGGTATTATCTGGACTTGTGCGGAGGGGTCCGATGAGGTTTTTGTGTTTGCTGCCCGTATTGGCTTTGTGCGCTTGTCAGTCTAAGCCAGTAACAGAGATGAGTTATTCAGAGCTTCGCGCTTATGCCGCTGATCTGAACAAGCGTTGCTATGAACAGGGCGTCAAAACCAAAGCAGAATTGCAAATGTGCGTCCGTCAGGAGGCCATTTCCGATGAAGCCAACCGGCGAAATGCAATCGAGACCCGCCGCCGCATCGGTCGCTCCCTAGCCAATATGGGGGCGGCAATGGAAGCAAGCAGACCAGTGACAACCAATTGCAGCAGGACCACTTGGGGGTCTGTAAGCTGCACTACATGGTGACGTAATGACCGTTGCCGACCTCTACCCGCCTATAGCTGCGGCTTCTTTTGTCTTTTGCCTTTGGTTCGCCGTTATTTGGCGTTTCCACAAAACGGAAGCCCCCGGACAGGAAAGCGCATTTTATTGCCTTTGGCTTCTCTTGCTGCCAGCCTCTTTAGCTGCCTTCTTCTGGTTCCATGGCCTAAGAGAGCCGCTAACCACGCCATTCCACATATTCATGGGCGCAATCGCCGGGATAGCCGTTGGGGCGATTGGCGTTACACTCGTCAGTTTGGGGTTTTTAAATCGTAACGCTGACAGGAAATCTGCATGGATAGGCAGAGTATACCTTGCAGGCTTTCTTCTGCTTGCATTTGGCGGATTCGTTATCGGTTCGGCGTAACAGCCATTTCCAACGGTCTGCGCACTGCGCCGCCGCTCATGGCGCTTTGAATTATTTCCCTTGCCCTCTGAGCCGAAATATCCCCCCTGCGCTGCGCGGCCTGCGCTATCTTGATAATGCGGGTTAGCGACTGCGGATCGCGTGATGTAAGAAGCTGCGCAAGCTCTGTATTGACGCTCTCTTGTACCGCTTCGCGCGAACTACCGGAAAGCCTGTCACCAATGCGGCCCAATATCTCACCGGGCTTGGAAATGTCAGCGGATCGCAAGATGCCGGGTTCCGTAGCAACGCGCGTTCCCTTCATCGCCTCCTTCCTGCCCGCTGTAACAGACTGATGGTTGATTTCCTTGTTGGTGTTGAAGAACGCCGTTTCGGCATCAAGGGTGTCCATAAGCCGCTTCGCCTGATCTTTGCCGATGAGCAGTTCAAGCTTTTCCTTATTGTAACCCTTCTGGAAGGCTGTGCGGGCTGAATTCGCATCATTGCGAGCCGTCCCCATGATATCCGCAACTTGCGAACGTGCGCCCTGAATATACGCTTCTCTTTCGGCCTGCCCCATGCCAGCCAACTGCTTGCGCAACTGGCTAGGCGTCACGCTGTTCTTGAAGGCGTTCCGGCCTTCTTCCATCGCATCCAGAACAGCGGTTGGACCGGAGAATGCCTGACGGGCGGCGGCATATTCAGGAACCGCATCGTCAACCATCTTGACCAGAAGGTTCTTTTGCTGCGTCAGAATGCGGGCCTCATTGTTGTTGCCTGCCCTTTGTGCGGCGGATATCATGTCATCCAATGCGCGTTTGGTAAGGTCAAGCTGGCGAACATCGGGGACGTTCTTGATTGTTACCTTGCCATCATCCGCGATGTTCGCAAACCACTGCTGCGACGGGATGCCCTCGTCTGCGGCAAGCCCCCGTGCCTTCGACAATGCGCGCCCGACCGATGGGCGCTTGAGAAGGCTTTCCAGTTCCTTCGTAAACGGTACCGGCTTTGAATAGGCCGCGTCATACAAAGGCTTTGCTGCTGCACCGCGACGGGCGATGATGTCATCCGCCACCGCCAGCGTATCGACCGACTGGCCTAGCGCATCGTCAAGTGCACCGGCAATGCGAGTGCCTGCCGCCGCCTGCCTGTCCCCTACCGCGGAGCGGATTATCTGCTGGTTGCGCCCCGGCGTGGAGCCTAGCGCACCGGCAGTGGCGCGAAGGTTCGGGCCGAGGTCCATCGGCAGGGCATCCGGCCCCATCTGCGAAAGGCCGCGTCCGACATCATCGATAGCATCCGCACCGGCAGCTTGGGAAAACAGGTTTTGCGCAGCGGAGGGAGAGCGCCCCATGCGCGAGCCTATCGCGCGAGCGCCCATGCCAGCTAATTCACCAATAGCAGGCCCCGCGCCACCAAGAACACCGCCAAGGCCAGCGCCAAGGGCAATGTCGCCCATATCTCCACCAGAGCGAACGCCAGCGTCCGCGCCGCCTAGAACCGCACCAGATGCAGCGCCCATGGCCGAGCGCCCAAGGATACCCGCACCTAGCGGGCCAGCGCCTGCGCCAAACAGACCCGGAGCGGCCATAACCATCGGAGCCGTACCGGCAATCGCGCCAAGTGTTCCCGCAACCTGCGCTGTGATTGGATTATCCGCCTGCGCCTTGTCCACCATTCCGCCCATTTCGGAGCGGACTTTCTGACGATCTTCGCCAGTCAACAGTGATCCGATACCGGCAGACAGGTTTTCCACGCCAGACTGCAAATAGGGACCGACAACGGGGATACCCTCGACAGCGCCGGACAGGCCAGCGAGCAAATCGTTATCCTGCGGGCCGGTTTGCCCCTGCGGTACGTTCGCCGGATCAAACTCGAAATGCTGCGGCTGGCGAGCAAGGTTCTTCGCCGCGCTTTCTGCCGCTGCATCGTCCGGCGCGTCGATCTCGTATTTCGCGCCGCGAACGTCGATTTCATAAACGGGCATTACTGAACCCTTCTGATCTTGACGCCGCCGCCTACATCACGCCACGAGCCGGGACGGCCTGTGCCGCGATATTGTTGGTCAAGGTACTGTTCTTCTGTCGGGGTTTGCTGCCCGCGAGAAAGCGCCTTTTCCTGCGCAAGGATGGCCTGCGGAGGCATACCAGCCTTTAGCGCCTCAAGCGCCCGTTGCCGGGATTGGCGCTTTTGTTCAAGAACCTGCGGGCCGTCACCGGGCTGCGGAAGATAGACGCGGCCATATTCGGTCTGTTCCTGCGACGTGATGGCCGCACCGGTATCCTTGCGGAGGATGGCTTGCAGGAACTCAAGCCCCGCCTGCTCGGCTCGCTGGTATTCCGGTGACTTCATGTAATTGCCGACCATTGGGGTTTTACCACCAACGGCCTCCGGCAGGCTTGTGAGGGAGTCGGAAAGGTAGGGTGATTGCGGGTCATTCGGGTCTACGCGACCATCCAAAACCTTTAACGCACCTTCCGCCCTTGTCGCAAAAACGGCATCCTTGGATTGAGCCTCCGTCATGGGCTTGATGTTGCCGCCCTGCTGGAATGTAACCGCGCCCGTTGCGGGATCGACCTGTAGGCTCATGCCGCCCTTCTTGGACGCCTCCCAGTCCTGGAAGGTTCCAGGGAAGCCCTGTTGCTTGGCATACTCATATTCCTGAATGGCGGACGGTTTGGATGCTCCACCAGCTCGCCAATCTGCAAACGTGCCTTCGTAGCCATTCTGACGCGCAAACTGATATTCGCGAATGTCGTCAGTGGTCGGATTGCGCATCTGCTCGATTTCAAGGCCAAGCTTTTCCAGTTGCAACGCTTCTTTCGGGTCCGCGCCCTGCGTCCGCTGCAAGAGATAGCTTTGAAGAGCGTTCTTGTTGCCCGCGAGCAAGGTGGCTGTGCCCTCGTCCATGCCCTGCTGCTGCAACCACTGAACCGTGCGGTTCTTTGCCGAGCGTTGCGGCATGAGAATATCGCCAAGGAAATCGCCTATGCCCCCTAAAGGACCGCCATTCCCGCCAGATTGAGCCGCTGGCGCGCGTTGTGGCATCGGCTGGCCTTGGATAGCCTGCGGGGCCTGTTGCGCCTGTGCGGGCAACTGTGGCGCGTTCTGGCGCATTCCTGCAAGCGCGGCCTGCACTCCGGGATCGGAAAACATGCCGGGGCCGTCAAAGCGCGAAGGGGCGATATTGCCAACAGCGGCAAGCTGGTTCGGGGCCTGCTGCTGCGGACCAACAATCCCGGCAAGTAGATCAAGAATCCCCGGCATTAGCGGCCTCCGCTGTTCAGACGGGCAATAGCCCTGTCATTGATAGCCTGCGCAATCTGCTGATAACGGGATGGTTGAGGGGCCATTTGCGGCTGCGCGGCAGGAGCAACCGGAACCTCCCGCTGTGCGGGAATTATCCCCATATCTTTCATGGATGACATCCACGGGCGGGGCCGGTAATTCGGCATGGCTTCGCCCGTCATGGTGTTGTACCACTCCTTGCGCATTTCAGGCGGGGCCATCGTCCCTATCGGCTGTGGCGCGGGCATGGGCGCGGGCTGGGGCGTGGAGAAGCCCTGCGGTGCGGTTATCTGCGGCAAGGGAGCCGCCTGCGTGGCAGTATTCCCGAGAAATGATTGGGCAAGATTGCTTCCGCCCTTGGAAGGCTGCATTACGGCCATCATTTACCTCCCATCAATCCAAGAATGCTGCCAAGGCCGGGATTGGTGCGCTGTGTGGCAATCTGTGTGCCATACGGCCCAGCCGCGCCCGCTGCCGCTGCCTGCAACATGCCAAGTCGCGTCCAGTCCGCATTGTCCGCCTCATAGAAGCGTCGGACCTCATCCGAAAGCTGCTGCTGCGCCTGATTGTCGAGAAGCTGACCAGCCTGCAACGTAGCGCCCGCACCGGCAAGACGGTTTTCGAAATTCTGCTGGTCAAGACCGGCCATCGATTGTGCTGCCGTCTGAGCCTGACCAAGGCCGGACGAATACATATCGCCCGCCTGCCCGAGCAGATTGCCTTGCAAGCCCGCTGCGGAAAGACCGCGATCAAGATCGGCCTGCTGGAACCCGGCTCTTGCCGTCCCCGCCTGCAAGGCACGGTCAAGATCACCGGCACTGAACCCGGCACGGGAAATGCCGGCCTGCAAGGCGCGATCCGCATTGCCCGTATTGATGCCTGCAATTCCACCCGCCGCGCCAAGCTGGCTTGCAAGCGCACCCTGATTGGCTGCATCGAGCATGCCTACCGCATTGAACTGGTTCGCCTGCTCGCGGTTCCAGTCGTTTTCGAGCGCCTGCAATCGCTGACCGGAAAGAGCATCCGTGAGCGTCCCGACATGGACACCGGAGCCGGTCCTCCCCGCACCAGCCATGAGGCTCTGAACCTGCGCTGCCGTGCTGTCGAGATCGCGCTCAAGGTTCTGGCGATAGAACGGATTGCCCTCGCCATTGAGATACGCGCCGGAAGCGTAGTCCTGTAGGTACTGACTTGCGGCTGTCGGCTGCTGTGCGCGGTCAAGGATGCCACGGTAATCGGCGGCGCTCACATTGTTCGCATTGATGCCGGAAACGTCCGTCTGCCCGCCCTGAATGCCTGACGTGTTGGTGGTGCCGCCCTGAATGCCACCAGCAAGGCCCTGCAACTGGCTTACGAACGGATTGGATGCCGCCGCCGCGCCGATCTGCCCGAACAGGTCACGGGTGCCGGACGTGTCCCAGTTCTGGCCCGCATTGGCAAGCTGGTTGACGCCCTGCATTGTAGTCCCGGAAAGATCGGCAACCGCTGACCCCATGTATGGGTTGCCGCCCGAGCCGGAATTGAAGAGATCGCTTGCCACGTCTGCGGATTGGGAGAAAAGCCCCTCAGCCCATTTCGGGGGTTTGTTCTCCTGAACGGTTTTTGAAGTTCCACCCATTAGGCTACCTTCCTGTATAAAACTGCCATCGGCTTATATCCGCGCTTTTCAGCAACGGCCTTGCCCCATCCGTAGCGCCCCTCCCACTGCGGGATTGCGCCGTTTTCTTCCGCATAAGCTTCCAGCGTGTCCGCCAGGACATCGAACCATTTCTTCCAGCCCCTGCCCGCCAGATCGGCAATGGTCAGAAGCTTCGTTCCAGCGCCGGTTTCGCCAAGGCGCGTCATCGCCATCGCAAGAAACTCGTCATCCTCAAGGATGAGCCACAATTCCTTTGCGCCCGACAGGCAATCCTGAAACAGGCTCTCAACCGTCACATCGTCGGGGTATCGTCTGACAAGCTTCTGAAACGATGCAGTGATGTCCTTGCCGTATTTCGCGATTTCTTCCTGCGACCAGTTGCGGGTGCTCACAACGCGGATCATCGCATCCCCATCGGCTGCACGGTCGCATCAACGCCCTGCGCATGGTTCCATGTCGCATCGGCAGGAATGCGCATTCTGAACCTGTGGAAGCGGCCCCTGCTCTTCTTGTGAACGGTTCCGGTATTCGTGGAAGGAACGCCCTCGGCGGTCCACGTGAAGTTGTCCGAACGCCTCAAGCGTGAGCCAACCGATATGAAAACGTCAGACGTATCGACTATCGGATAGATGCTCTTGACCAGAGTCACCTGCCCACCCGTGTCACCGCTTTCCTGCGTCGTAAGCGTGGCCTCTTTCGCCTGCCCGTTGTAAAGGACAAGCTCATTATCGAGGTTGAACGCGGCAAGAACAGGCGCGCCGCCCTGCCAAACCTTGCTGTCCAGTGAGAAGGGCAGCGAATCCAGATCGCCTATCGCATCCAGCCCTTCAAGCGTGTAGCCGACTGTAGCTGCCGGGAAGATCAGCCGGTTGTCGCTTTCGGCCTGTGACCACCTGCCAAGGTTCCAGTCATAGATGAACAGGCGGTTGTAATGACCTCCGCCCGTGTAATCAGCCGTCCAGTAGACACGCGGATAGAATGGATCGATTGCGCCTACGATCTGCGCTGCATCCGGCGATGATACGGTTCCGAAGATCGTCCGTTCGACCTTCTCCGAGCTGATGCTCGCCACCTCTCCCGATGGGCCGATCTGAAAGAACCCGCCCTCATCGGCGTAGAACGCAAATTCACCGCGCGTTGCTATCGAATAGGGCGACTTGACGCCGCGCCCGTCCTGCACTTTCGTGAAGGTGAACACGTTGACCGATCCGGGAATGAACGATCCGGCATAGATCGCCCGTTCCAGAAAGATGATCGGGTTTGTCGCCTGCGTGGAACCCTGTATAACCCCGCCCTCGAAGTCCTGAAAGTCGGAGTTGAGCGTTCCCGGCGTCCATTGCGTGATGTCATTGACACCCGACCAGTGGACGCGGTTCGGATTGCTCGTCAGTCCAAGCAGAGCGACGAAATTGCCCCATGTGCGCACGAATTTTGCCCTCGGCGGGCTGCCCGGAACGTCCGTGAACTCGGTGGAGCTTCCGAGGTCGAAATATTGCGGATCATCATTCGCGTTGACCGCGACGACATATTGCCCGAATTGCGTGAATGACCATCTGGCAACGCTCGTCGCAGCGTAGGTCACGCCCGTCTGGCTGACATCATCCCAATCGCGCGTTGTGTTGTTCATCCGGTAGAGCTTGTCGCCCGTACCGGCGAATATGCTCACCTGACCGGACATGGAGCGCGCCACGAAAGCGCCCAATGGGGCATCCGGCAATGCTTCGGTATAGGCAACCTCGGACGGGAACGGGATATATGAACCATCCGCGCACAGAACATTGAGAATGTTGGCTGTAAAGCGGCTGTTCAGGTCCGATGTATCCGGCCTCCACTCGGCAAACGGTATAAGCGCCATCAGAAACAGGTCGGCTTGATGCAGCCGCTCCCCGTCCTGCTGGAAGTCTCGGCTTTCAGGGCGCTGAACTGGTCCTGAAAATCGTTCAACGCCTCCATGGCGAGCGTGGCGTCTTTCAGAGTGTCCTTGTAAAGGACGTACTTCGCCCGCGCCTTGATCATGTCATAGGCTTCGTTCAGCCATGCATTCGTGTCGTCAGGTTCCTCGAGCGGGGCTAGCCGGTACGGTCCAAGCTGCAAGCGGATCGTATAGACAGACGCGCCGGGTATCGGATACAGGCGAATCTTCTGGTCGAAATAGGTCCACAAATACGGCTCGCCGGAAGCAGCCGAATTGTCGGAAAGGGTTTCCAGTTCCTCCGGCGTGGAGCGGATCATGGTTGTCCGCTGGCCCTGCGCATCCTCGCTATAGGCCGCAACAATCCTCACCAGAGTGGGGATGTCTGGATGATCGTTCCCGTCATACCATTCCTGCCCGTCAATGGTCGGGAATGTCACGTCACGGGTTTCGTTGAAGTAGAACGAATGACGCTCGCAATAGCGCTGCGCAACCTGTACCGCGCGCTTGATCTGGCCTTCATATTCGCCCGTGGTATCGTCCACGTCATCGGCTATGGCCTGCATCATGTCGGATAGCGTCGTCATTTCGGCTGTCCCTTGCAGTGCTTGACATGGAAATGCCCGCCGCGTCCGAGCGGCTTGCCGCATTTCGGGCAGGTCTTTGAGGAAACGGGCGGAACCTTCGCCCCGCCCGCCTTCTTTGGCTCGCTGAAATCAATCAGCGACCAGATGGTGTCGTCGTCCATCAGCCTGATGGGAGAGCCGCGAAAAGCTCTTCCAGAGCCGCAGCGACATCGGTCGCCGTGAAGTTGGCCGAAGAGAACGGGATGGCCGAAGCATCGGGAGCCGAACCGTCAACCGGCTGACCATTGACGGTCAGCGAAGTGGTGGCCTCGATTTCCTCCGCAACGAACTTCATGCGCTGATTTTCGGTGTTGGTGCCGGTAATCGCCATGTGATTTCTCCTTGTGAAAAGGAGGCGAGGCCGAAGCCCCGCCCCACATGGTTAGCCGTTGTCTACCGCGTAGGTGATGACAATCGAGGCCGCACCCGCCGTAGCGGCGGCTGAGCGCTCGAAGGTCACAACCGTGTCGTCAGCAACAACCTGGTTGGCAATCGCCAGATCATCGAACGCAACGATAGCGGCAGAGTTCAGAGCAAGCGCGGACGCGTACTCATCATCACCTACCGTTGCTGCGCCAACGTCAAGCGTACCAGCGTCGAAGGCCTCCGACACATAGACCGCACCCGTCAGGATGATCGCGCCCGCGGGCAGAATACCGACTTCGCCGCCCAGGGACGGATCATCGAAGGCGATGTTCTTGCGAAGCGTGTGGACAACCTGAAGCGAAAGCTGCCGACCAAGTTTCGGCTGATTGGCGTCGTTCGTAGCCATTTGTCAGCCCTCCTTAGCTGTGAGCGTCGGCGTAGGTCGAAACCACAATCGTGCCGAAGTCCGTGTTGTCGAACACGGTTTTCTTCATGCCGAGAATGGTCTGCGCAGAAACGCCAAGCTCGCGTTGATAATCGAACAATTCTTCGACCATCTTGTAGGTGGTCGGTCCCTTGTTCATGCCGAAGGCCGCAACGCAGGACTGAGCGCCAAGGAGGATCGCGCGGCGAACCGTCGAAACCTCGGTGCCAGTCGAGCTAACGCCCGTGGTGACATGCTCCGCTTCGCGGAGAATGACATTGTTGTAGACGCCCAGAGAGCCATTGAAGATCGGGTTCGATGAACCGCGCTTTTCAGCCGCCTTCTGGATGTCGAGCCACTGACCCGTGGACGTGTTGGTGCGAAGGTCAGTGATCTGGTACGGATGCAGGTACATCACATAATGATTGCCGCCATCCACGCGAACCGGACGAATCTTCGGATTGGCAACCTTGGCCATCTCAACCGCATGGTCGATAAGCTCAAGGGTGAACACGTCCGAAGAGGTCAGGGATTCGTCATTAGCCGCGCCACCAGCACGGATAATGCGGTTGGCAGAAGGAGCAATCGGGCTGTTGAACCCGTAATGCACCGGCTTGATGTTGACCGCGCGGCCCTCGAACATCAGGGTCGGGGCGGTGAAGCCGCAAGCCTGAATGAAGAAGGACATGGACAGACGGTCGGCATACCAGTCAACAAGCCCGTCCTTGGCTTCCTGTCGAAGGGAGAAGGGAACGCGCTGAGCGTCGATGGTGCCTTCGTTCTTCACGCGGACAGCATGAGCAAGCTCGTTGATGAAGATCGCATCCGAGTAGGTGGAGAGAGCTTCCTCGTTACCTTCCAGGATGCTGGACTCCGAAACACCGTCGCCGACAAGCTGACGACGCAGGCCAAACGTGACCTTATCGCCCTTGCCCTTCTGGGTTTCGGTTTTAAGCTGGATAATGCTGTTGGACGAAGTGCCCATGAGCGGCGCGATAGCAGTTGCTTTCGACACCTCTTCCGCGAGCTTCTTCGACCACAGCTTTACCGCCAGTGCGTCATTGACGCCATAGGTAGTCGTTGCCATGACAATGGCTCCTAAGCTGATGATGATTTTGCGGGTTTGGTGCGCGCTGTGACGCCGCTCGCGGGCGAAAGCGGGCTGACGGGCCGCTGTGCCGTGCCATGCTGACGGGATGGCTACCGAAAGGCTGTTTTAAGCCTGTCCTGAAGGCTTGTGAGGGGCGCTGTTACGCGCCCATCAGCTTTTCAAACTTCCGCGCATTCTCCGGCTTGGAGACCCACGCGGAAAACTCCTGCTCCGACATGTTGGCAAGCATCTCGGCGGTGACTTCATCCGCCCCGGCCTTGCCGGAAGCCTGACCAACGGTCTTGGATGCTTCCTGCGCCTTGGCGACACGTTGCAGTTGCTCAGGCATCTGTACGCCGCCCTGCTCCTTGGCCTTTGGCTGGTAGCCGGAAACCTTGGCGTACTGATAGAAATATTCGGCAGGCTCAATCCCAAGCTTCTGTGCATTCAGGATGCCGCCGAACACTTCATGCTGGATGACCGCCGCCGCCGACTGGTCATCATAGCCCTGCGCCTTTAGCTGGCTCAGTCGCGTATCGTAGAGCCAGTTGGAAGCGTCATCGATATCCGGGGCAGACTGCCGGAAGGTCTCAAGTGAGCGGTTGAGGTTCTGGAATGCAGCGCTGAACTGCTGCTGAACCTGCGCTGCCTGAGCCTGTCTTTGCCTTTCCTCGTTTATCGTCTGTTCAAGCTTGGCAACGCGCTGCGCCTGCCATTGCGAGAAGGCGAATATATCCTCGTTCGGATCGGGCGGGACATCCTCCGCCTTCTCCTGCTGTGGCTGCTGCTGCATCTGCTCAAACAGCCGCCAGCGTTCTTCCATGCGGGCGCGGAACTCTTTCAGTTCCTGCAATTCCGCACGGGTTTTCTTGTGCTCCTCGCGTTCCGCGTGAAGCGCCTGATGCGGGACAAACCGGCCCTTTTCGTCGCGAGGCTGATTTTCGTCCTGCTTTTCGCCTGCCTCGCCCTTGGGCTGATCTTCGCTTTCAGCCTTGACTTCCGGGTTTTCGGCTTCTTCCGTATCAGGGGCTTCCTGAATTTCAGCCTCACCGCCACTTTCGAAATATGCGGCTTCTTCCGGCGTCAATTCATCAGCGCCTTTATCTTCGAGGGTCATGCCGCACCCCCGATCCTGCCAGCCCAGCGGGACACTTCATCCGCGTTGGCGCTCGCATCAAATCGACGGGCAAACCACCGTCCGGCAACCTGCACCGTGACGCCAATTTCCCTTGCGACATCGAACATGACAGCATGAGCGCGCACACCAGCGCTCTCAGCCGCCGAAACAGCTTCCTCTATGGTCATTTTTCACCTGATTTCGCTCGTAACGTGAGCGGACGAAGCCTGTATGCGCCACAGGCAGCGAAAGCCGGTGAATTCCGGCTATTTAGTAACGAGGCTTAGGCCCCGGTATTCGTGTTCGTTTCGATCTGCGTCAGAAGATCGATGATCTGCACGTTCTGGACATAAATGCCCTTGAGAAGCCCGATGACAGAACCGTCGCCAACCCCGGTATCGTCGGAATATGCACTAGCATTCAGCAACCCGACAACTCCCGTAAGCTCAGCCACGGTAACGGGACCAGAGACCGGTACGGTCCCGGAGATAGTGACTTCACCGGAGATATCTTGCGTGGCTGGGAAGTTGGTCACTTCGACCTGAGACGATCCGCCTCCGCCCTCTCCGCCCGAAGTGACAAGAAGAGCGTATCCTTGCTCTGTTTCGACAAGTTTTGGTTCGGCCATGTCTTAAACCTTCGCTGACGATATGCGCTGCGAATTTGCGCGCTGTGCTGATATTGCGTTCTGGCGTTCCTGTATCGCCATCTTCTGCATGTCGTTCTGGAGCTTCTGGCGCTGCAACGCCATGTCAATCTGCGCCTTCTGCTGCTCAACCATCAGATCAAGGCCCTTCATTTCGGCGTCCATCTGATGCTCTGTCTGCTTGGCCTGCATATCAGCCTGCTTGCCAGCCATTTCCATCTGGAACCTGACTTGATCCGCATGCGCCTTGATTTCTTCCGGCGACGGCGGCTTGGGCCGTTGCGCGGCCTCCTGTGCCTTCATGCGCAGCTTGTCGACAAGCGAGGCAGGCAGCGGCGAAACAGACAGAAGATCAAGCGCTATGTCAGGCGTGATTATGTCCTTGACCATCGGCAACATCTGCATGATCAACTGCCACGTGCGGTCTTTCTCGTTCGGAGATGACGGGCTGTCGTCAATAATGATGTCGTATTTCTTGTTGGCGACATCCGCCTTGGTGAGCGGAACATATTGCCTCAGATCATCACCAACGATCCGCACAAGCCTGCCATCCGCAAGGTGCTCCTGAATGAGATAGAGCAATATGCGACCTTGGCGCTTGCGATAGCGGCGAAGGCTGTTGAACAGCGAGGCAAGAAGATTGAGGCTCGATTGCCTGCGCTGATATTCCAGAACGCCAGCCTGATCTACCTCACGCGTACCGATGAACTCCTGGCTAAGGCCGGTGACATCCGAGATGGCTTCCTTCGTCTCCTGAAAGAGCGTGAAGAAGCCAGCCGGAAACTGCGCGGGCGATTTCGGGATGATCTTCGGCTTTTCGCCGGAAAGAGCGCCAGATTTGAGCCACGTGATTTCGTCGGATTTCGCCCAACTGGCCTCTGCCTGCCGCTGGTCCTCGAAAGCATCACGCTCCGCTGCAATCCCGCCCTTCGATTGGCTGTTGAGCAGGAACATGACCTGCGAGAAGAACTTGTTCGACCAGCGCTGCGGGTCTTTCGCAGCCCTCACAACGCCGTAGAACTGCCCCTTGACCTTATCACGATAGCCGGTGATGCACTCCCATCCGAAAAGCCCCGTGCCAGGAGGCACGAGAGGCGTATCGGGCTCGCCGAGAACTTCCTTCCCGATAAAAGCACGTCGCACGATCTTGCGCGTCTGTCGTACAGCAGGGAAATCCGGGTAATCCTTGCGGATAAGATCAAGCTGCTTTTCGTTGTACTCTCGGACTTCACCCGTTTCCAGATCAGGACCGCGATAATAGGGCTGCTTTTCTACCCATCGGATTTCAACAAGAGTGCACTTACCCTTGCTGTAGCCCGATCCCGCAAAATCATCCTGACCGCCCTCGTAGTGATCGGCCCTGTCCTGATCATGCGGCTCGCCAAGATCGGTCAAATCCTTGACCCATCCTGCATGGAGCTTCGTCTTGTCCTTCACGCCCGTGAGCGTTACCGCATCCTCGTAAGTGACCTCGCGAATGCGCCATTTGCGGCGCGCGTCCTCAAGGTTCGGCTTTACAGCATGGCAATCCCATCCCATTTCGAGATTGTCCATGCGCTCGATTTTCGGCGCTCCGTCCGGCTCATCCTCGAAATCAAGACGGGTATCAACCCATCCCATGCCAGTGATAACCGCATCCTCGAACGCATCGGATTCTTCGTCCTCGGCCCCGCATTCGTCGCGGAACCACTCGGCGGCGTTCGACAGAACCTCACTTGCGCGCGCGTCCCCAAGCTCACGCGGGAAAAAGCGAACCTCACGGCGATTGTTGATCTCCGAGCCGGTGATCGCATTGACCAAGGGCGCGATACGATTGAACACAAGCGCGGGGCGCTCCTTCGCCCGCAAGATGTTTATATCTTCCTCGGACCACTGATCGCCTGCGTAGAACTCGAAATCCTCGCGCGCTTCCTTGCGCCATTTCGAGACATGCGGCATGTCCTGCTTGATCCAGCCGATCAGCTTGCGCGTCAGGCCGTCCATGTCGGAGCCCATAGCTTCGCCGTCCGAGCCGTCCAGCCCGGTTGTGTAGTCGGTTTCAGCCATAGAATAGCCCTTAGAAATCGTATGAGATACCGTGTTCACACATTATGCGGTCAATCTCGCGAGCCGCTTCCTCTACCGAGCCAAAAAACCATTCATTGCCATGCGCGCGTTTAAACGGCACAGTTCGGAGTATGTGATTTTCCAGTTTGGCTAAGTCGACAAACTCTTCCGTAATGCAAAAAACTCGCTCTTCGCTGACCGCATCGCCAGGAGAGAGGTTCCAGTTTGCATATTCGCGGCGGCGGCTCTTCCAATTGCGTGTCATGCCGATTTTCACCTTATCAGGGTGATGGCGAACGGCGACTGCATAGATATATAGGCCGCTTCTCCCATTTGGCAGAAAGTCACGGACTAAGCGACCGTCACCGATGCCGTATAGTTTTTCTGCGCGCTTTCGTTGCTTGGCACTTATCCTCATGCAGCAAGCCAGCTGCCGGATTGGTTCGGTTGCCCGCCATATCGGTTTCTGGAACGCAATGCAGGGCGATGAACATCCGCCATTGCGGCCCGCATTCTGAACGCATCCGCACCGTGGCTTGTCCAATCGTGGAGCGGTGCCTTCTTAAACACCTTCAGCTTTTCGTCATATTCGCGGCGGTACTGCGTCAGCGCCTCAAGACCGCGCTTGCAACGCTCTTCATCGAACCAGCAGCGGTCGATATACCTCTGCGCCGCATTGATGCCGTCCATTACGCTATGGCGCGGGACGATGTAGGCATCGACGCCGAGATTGCGCAGCGTCTCAACACGGGAAACACCCGTCGAAAGCGACTTCACCGCCACGTCATGCGGGAAATAATGCGTCCCGTAGATATATCCCTTGTCCCGCAGAACCTGCGCGTAGTGATCAAGGCCGACGCCATTGGCCTCGTAATAGTCGATTATGCGCTCTTCCTGACCGGCAGTCTGCCCGAACCAGATTGCCGTCGAATCCGAGACACCTAAATCCCACGCCGTCCAGACAGGCAATCCGCGCTCTATCGGGACGCGGCATATCCTGCCTTCTTCTCTGGCTCGCTTTAGCTGGTCCGCGTAAAAAGCGCCCTTGATGGCAGCTTCAAACGAGCATTCATATTCTTGCTCGTATTCGTCCTCCGAAAGCATGGATCGCGCATCGCGCAATTCTTCCTCGGCAACGATGCCCGTTTCAGACGCCTTGAGCATCAGGGCGAACCACTCATCCGAGTTTACCGCACCCGGCCATGATGTTTCAGGATCGCCAGCCCAAATGCGCCAGAAATCGTTGCGGCCCTTCGGCGTCCCGATGAACGTTGCCCAGCCCTTGCGGTCCGACAGAGCGGGGCGGACAACCTGCGGCCACACGCGCGGGTCCATGTCCGCATATTCGTCCAGCACAACGCCGTCGAAATACAATCCGCGCAACCTGTCGTAATTCTCCGCGCCGTAGAGCCTCACCCTGCCGCCGTTAGGCAGATCAAGGCGAAGCTCACTCTCGTTCACCTGAGCGCCGGGGATGACAGCGCCGTACTGCTTGACATAGCTCCATGCGATGTCTTTGGCCTGCGTGTAGAATGGAGCCACATACGCAAAGCGCGGATTAGGCTTGTCACAACGCAAGGCAGCGTCGATCAGATCCATGACGCAAGCAACGGTCTTGCCTGCTCGCCTGTGCGCTACAATGCAGGACCAGCGCTCCTTGCGTCTGTGATACGGGATGAATTGAGACCGGGCGCGGTAGCCAAGATCAACGGTGCTCAATCGCCGTCTCGCGGAACGCCGGTTATGATCATCTCGACAGGACCGCCGCCCTCGCCTGTGTGTTCGGCGGTGATCTTGTCGCCATACTTCTTCGGTGCCATCTTGCTCATAAGCCATTTACGAGCATCTATGCGAAGTCTGGCTCGCTGCACGTCCTCAGCGTTGCCCTCGTCCGCAATCTCTATGATGTCCTCTGCAAGAGCCGCCGTGCGATCCTCTTGGGCTCTCGCGTATTGGTCGCGGAAAGTTTCATGCTTCGACAGCCAGCGAAACACGGTTGCCTTGTCAGGCATTCCGTCATCCCGGCAAACCGATCGCAGCGACCGACCAGAAGCAATCTCCGAACAAATATGCTCAGCGATTGCGTCGTTATAGTCACTGGGACGGCCCACCATCAATCAAACTCCAATGAGGCATCGCAGCGAGGCAGTGAGAAGGAAGCCATTGAGAGACGTGCCGGATTAGAAGCCTTCGTCCACAACGCCGGAAAGATACCAATTGCGCACCGTTCGGAGGGCGATCGCATAGCGCTTCAGTCTCTCTCCGATTGAGCCATCAGCCATAGCCGCGACCTTGGAGGGCATATAATCAGCTATAGAGACCTTGCTGGCTGCATATTCGCAAGCAGCGCGGTAATGACGTGGAGCAATTTCTCCGTCTTCCGGGTGTATGTGCATCAAGTATTGAGCCAGCACCATCAATCAAACTCCAACACCATCCGCGCCTCCTGGCGCAGTATCTCCGCAACGCGCTCCTTCGAAACGTGGGTAAGCATGAGGGAGATTGCACATTCCAGGTATGTAATACTGTTACGTACGAGGAACTCGTTTGTCGCAGTCTCCGCCATATCGTTGAGCTTGCGAATGTCGTCACTCACCGAACAACTCATCATGCTCGCGCCATTTCTCGCAGCACGGGCAGCCCTCTGCATATTCGGAGCAACGCGGTCCGTAGAAGCGATGGATGTAGAGCCACGAGATGAAGCGGTCTATTGCGTCACGCATGGCTCCACTCCACAGATGAGTTAGCCCGCACAGTCCTCGCTAAGGTGCAGTGCATGTCGAGAGTGCTTCGAGGTGGCGGGCTATTCGAGTTTCGTCCTTAACTGTCTTGCCGCTATATGCGGTCATGCCACGCGCGGTGCCCAAATAAGTTCTTGGAAACGGCGGCCACTTCATAATCGAAGCGCGCACAGGATTTCGGCTTACTTGCCCCAAGGCAAAACTTCCCAAGAACTTCAACGCCAGTCGAGCGCTCCACCCCATCAACGAGAGACGGGAGATCATGCATGCCGACATGAAACCATTCTACACCTTCACGCTCATACCCCCGAGAACCGAGAAACTCGATTGCGTCGGCTTCCATTTGGGTGGCTTCAACCAACGTCCCGACATAGAACTCAGCGAACACGACAACGTTCTCGCCATTCTTGTAGGACCTGAGGCCCTTAACCCGCCCATCAATATGAGAGGTTCGCCCCACCTTGAGGGTGCCAAGGCTGGGAAGGTACGCCATGTACACACAATACTGTGCGGGAGACTTCACGCCCTTCCGGCTAGGCTG